ATTTCATATTTCCTCCTTATTTCTTAAACTTAAAAATGCTCATTAGAAAATCGATAATCTTCTCTAATAGGCTTTTATTCTTAGCGATATCTTGACTTAATTTGCCGATAGACCTCATAACGTCTTCGTTAGTAGGTTGTGGTGCTAGCGGTTGCTCCTGCGGCTTTTCTTTGGTTTGAGGTGTCTGTTGTAGTTCTGGTGTCTTTGGTGATAGTTGTGGCTGAGGGCGTTTCTCTGGTCGTGGTGTACCTGCATCTCCATTCGCTAATTCGCGTACTCGTTCTGCTAATACCCAGATTCCGTCATCTGCCATTTTTAGCTGTAGGTAGCGTTTGTTGTTTTCGGTAGTTTCGTCTAATACCTCTGTACCGCCGACAATTCGGAAGTAATCACCCGTATTTATTTCGCCGTCCAGTAAATAGCCGTCTTTATCTGTTCTCACTGCTACAGAAACGGGTACACCATTGTCTTCCCAATCAAACCCATCAATTAGTCGGTTACATCTAATTTGTCGTAAATCGAATACGGTTGCCACTTCATCCGCATAATACACTTCAGGAAGTGCTACACGCTTTGTTTCTTTTGGTTTACCCACATACCTATAAAATGCGTATGGTGGGCAACCTGACGCACTCCAGAGCCAGTCGTGATTGTCTATTACAATCCCTGCCTGATAGCGACAGTTGATGATATTATCTGCGTCCACAAACATTCCCGTGTGTCCTAATGCACCACCTGAATTGCCGCGAATACCCCAGATGAAAATATCTCCGCGTTGTGTGTCTGCTTCGCCGTTAGCGTCCTCAGACAGTCGAACCCAACCATTCTTTTCTAGGGCGTCAAATAAGGTGTCTGTATTGCCAATCCAATAACTAGCAGGTAAAAGACCTGCTTCTTTTAATGCGTGGTATACAGAGCTTGAGCAGTCGTATGAGCTAGGACCATTCCGACTTTCCATTGAATAAAAAACTCGTCCTTTACGTGCGTAAAACCAAGCTAGTGCTTTTTCTATCATATTATTTCCTCCTTACTTGAGTTTGAACTTCTTCTTGTAATTCTGTAACTGCTTTATTTTGCTGAATTAGATTATTGGTTGCGTAAATAGCCAATCCTACAAGTGCGATTGCAAATAATTTCGCTAAGTTGCTTGTTACAAGGCTCCAAAAATTCATAACACCTTCTATTTCAGTGCGTTTGACGTATTTCTCTTCTGATTCTTTTTCATGCTCAGCGATATATGTTTTTAATTGCGCTTGCGTAACATTATCTCGTGCGATATTCTCAATTCGCTCTAGCATGACAGTATGCTTGTCTACGCCATCCTTAATGTATTCGACCTTAGCTTGTAACGCGCCAAACTCTTTAGCTGATACCTCTGGTTTTTCGTTCATAATATAAATTATGACTTCTTGTCGTTATCTAGTACGGAAACGTCATAGTTCGCACGTCTATATAAAACGTCTCTGTTGGATTTTGATTAATAATAGCAGTGTCATACGGATTAAATATTGACAATGCACACACTATTTTATTTTTTGATTCGCGCCAGCCAGAAATAAGCACAGAGGTAGGTGTTGTGCCACCGCCTGAAACCGCAAAAGTCCTTACAAAGTCTATTTTAGACGCCGTGATAGCTCTGTCTGGATTCGTAGAGGTGCTGACTAGTAATCTTAAAATCCCAACGTTAGTCATATTAATCTCTTGTTTTTGAAAATATACAGTATTGCTTGCTATCGATATTCCACCGGGTAGAGTAAAACTCATAATACTTCCACCAGTAGCACTGATAGTCGCGTAATCGCTACTAATATTAAAATCGTCTGGATAATTATTCATCAGCGTACATCCTATAGTGATATTTTATAGTCGTGTTAAAAAACTCTTCTCTATATGACAATGTTAGTGCAGTCTTATCTACGAACGCACTATATCCACCGTTAGCCCACAACTCTAGCGATGCATAAGACAAAGAGCTTATCTGTCCGTTCTGCTCCAACCATAAGAGGACTAGTGGTTTATATCCAAGGTTATGTACAATCCGAATTTCTTCGTTAGTATTAACAAACACAGTTCCAGCCTTGTATAGCTTTAGCTGATTATTGTCGGTATTAAAAGTCATGTCGTGATAATGACTTGTGAATGAGGCTTTTCGATGAGGTTCTAAAGCGAACCCTATGATTCGGAAATAAAACGTAGCAGCAGTGTCGGTTCTATTTAACGTGCTTATATAGATTAAATTATTATCTACACGAACGTATGACAAATACTGATATTCACCTCTGTTATTGAAACCGCTAGTATTCACCTCGAATGCATTTTGCGAAAAATCGCTAGAAGTCGAAAATTGTGCTATCGGCAAAAACGCAGAGCCGTAAGTATTTGGTATAGTTATGTCGTTATAATCATGCGCGTTGACTGGTACTGGTATAGTATCGCTACGATAGATTACTTGGTCGATCGGATAATCGCTAGATAATACAAAGTCTTTTATCATTTCTGCTCCAAAAGCTCCATGACGTCTTTGCCCTCTTTACTTACCCAAAGACCAACCCTAGTTGCATAAGCACCAATTTTAATACGTTTATACGCACCGTCAGAAAACAGCAATCCGCTTCCGTCTAGCACGACAAGCTCCCTGCGGTTTATCGGGTCATAAATGACTAACCTGCCCGAACCTTCCTCGATTCGCAATTGTCCAGTAATCGACGAAATAATAGTTGAACCTTTTAATTTTAGGACTTCTTTCATTAGAATGCGTACACTTCCTCTCCGTTATAAACTGACCTATCATATTGTGCGAATGTGTAAACTTTAGTTTTTCTGACTTTTAATTTAGTAGTTAATTTACTGTCGCTCAACTTCTGAGATATTGCGATAATTTGATAAATTCCGCTTGCCAGTCGAGTATCTAGTTTAATTGAGTCCCCTATCTGCATAGCCGGAGAGCCTTTTACCTCTAACTCCAACATTGGGCTATATGTTGCATACCCTCTAAATATCGATTGTGTAAATGCTCTCGCGTTTTCGTAGTTTCCAAAAAAAGGATTGTCGTTTATTTCTAATAGGTGGTCTTCGTCGTCGCTCCAATTGTCGTCAAATGCTTCATAATCCAATTCATCAATTTGTTTTGAAGGCTCACCCCAAAGAAACACTCTGTCAATTTCGACTGGATAAAGTAGATCATTTGTGAACGTTAATATTGCTTTGCTTGGTGTCAATCTTAGTGAGCATTTCACACCTCTGTCAACAAAAGTTCCGTTGGCAGTTTTCGCAGTAAACCATGAAACGTCTGCGTTTTCACCCAATTTAGGTTCGATTAGATTAGCGCACGGGTCAGATAGGCTAACTTCACGCACGATCGGTAGTCCATGCTTTACAACCCAAAGGTTATCTGTATTTTTACCACTTGAGGTCTTTTCTGCGACCATCTGATAAGGTGCAATTACACGAATAGGTGTTTTAATTTTAACGTGATTAACAATACCTGAATTCTTTGAGGGTGTTATCGATATCACGTTGTCGTCGTCTAGTTTATAGTGAATGTTTTCTGCGATATCAGAGCCGCGTCCTTTGAACCGTATTAACCCTTCCTCGTCTTGCCACAACCTGCCGTTCTCAGCTTGAACTAATTTTTTAACAATATCAGCTAACGAGTCGTTTTTGTTCGGGAAAAATATAGGGATAATATTTGTTGCCCCTGAAAAAGTAAACTGATGTGGTGCAAACCCTAAGCCTTTGAATATCTCAGTTAAAATATAGTCTGTTTTTTTATAAGCCATTGGTGGCAATTCAGGCAGAGGCTGAGATAATGCCCAATTAAGAAAATCAAAAGCCGAAACTGAGGCTTCTGCTTTTCCTGGTTCTGCGTCAGGTAACATATTAGTAAGTCCCACAAATTGTGGTACATTTTCTTCACCAAATCCGAGCCACGCTCGTGTCGGAATGTTTGGTTTAATATATTTTGCAATTGGACTCTTTGAATACGGCACAAAATATCCGTCGTGATTAGCTAATTCAAAATCAGCAATCGCTGACTGTACTGAATACGGGAACTCAACGGAACGATTAACTGCAATCGATTTAATCCTATTTGAGATATCTGTGTATGCATAGGTGTCCCATATCTGAACAGGTGGTTGACTTGCGATATCTGACGCATATAAATCACCGCCTCCATATGTCGATTGGTCGTATACTCCCCATGAGATATTTTCGTTTCGAGTTTTGTCCCACGCCATAGCAACGCGCCACGTGAGCGGTCTGACCCAAGATTTCGCTAGTTTCTTAAATCTATCGCTAGTAACTAACATTTTATTGTCCCAAATTCTGCCCAGTCTCGACCATCGTTAATGTGATGCCTTCTATATCACCGCACAGGTTTATGACGTCCTTTTTACTGATAGAAATCTTCACTGGGACATTAGTAGCTGAGCCGTCAGATAATGTAAGCAACGGATATCTATTAGTCGTATATTGCCTTTGAATAAAGCCCCACAATTCAGCGAACTCATCTGTTGTTAAATGCCCAAAAATATTAGTCCAAACTCTTTTGCGATAAACGTAGTCTGTATATACATTTCCCGACAAAACAGTAACGTCTGTCTCTCCAAAATTAGAATTCTCAGAAAATGGGCTTGAAATGTATTCATGATTCCAAGTTTTTGAAGTTGTAGAATCGGTTAATGTCATCTCTTTCATGCGAACCTCGCTTTCTGGCTCTGTTCAAACGCCTGCATAATTTGGTCAGCAACTTTTCGCCTCTCGTCAGGAGAAGTTGCGAATACACCGCTCACATTGATGGTGATTTGTTGTGATGGCTGCGCGTTAGTTTCTTTTAGTACTTTAGTAAACGTATCTGCCATAATTTTTTGTGGCGTAACGATTTCTGGGTTCGCCTTAGCCCCTAGATATTCACCAGCGATAACAGGTGTAGCTGTAGTCAAAACACCACCCTTTGCTAGCCTTGGGAGACTGAACCTCTGAATGTTAGGTATGTGAACGTTAGGAATCTTATTTATAATATTTAAGGCTCCATTTAATAGATCTATAGGCTTGTTTATGACCCTCTCGATTTGCGCTATCAAACCGTTTATCATTCCTTTACCAATGCCGATAACGCCGTTCCAAGCCGCAACTCCTAGATTTGCCGCCCATGAGCCAAAATTGCCCAAAGAGTCGCGCATCGGCTTCCAGAATCGACCGCCGCCAAAATCGAAGAAGTCGACAGTCGCTCGCCACATATCATCTAAGAATTTGCCGAATGTATATTTTCCGTCATCTGCCTGTTGCTGATTGAGTGTCTTCAGTTTATTATTTAACTCTTCTCTCTGTTTTTTCAGCTTCTCTAAGGTCTCTCCGTTATTTGCAAGAATACCCGCATTTGTTTCGGCGTTATTAGATAGAGCGTCTTGCTTTTGTTGTTGAAGTGTAGCTAATTGTTCATCGCGTCGCTCTTTGAGGCTTTCAATCTCATCAAGCTTAATCATATTTTGAACACTAGCCAAATCAGCACGATGTTTATCTTGAAATGCTAATTCAGTATTGAGTTGTTGCTGTAAATCAGCAAGTTTCTGATCTCTCTTAAGTTTGTCTGCGTTGTTTTCTGCGTTTAGTTTTTCTTGATTTGCCGCAAATTGCTCATCGTATAGTGCCTGCTCTTTGTCTAATGCAAACTGTAACTCAGCAAGCTTCTGAGCATTATAAGAATTATTAAAGTTTTGCAAAAACCTAATCTGATTTGTTAGAGCCTGAACCTTACTTTCGTGCTCTCTAATCTCCTCAACTTGAGATTTCCTAAATGAAGCAGAGCGTTTGGCTATTTCAGCGTCATAGTTGGCGTTTTCTTCAGCAATTTGTTTAGTTAGGTCCTTAATTGTGTCTTCATGTTTGACGCGGATGTCATTTAAGTCTCGGCTATAATCTCGCCATATTTTAGCTGCCTGAGCTTCTAGTTTGTCTAACTCCTTAGTTAGTTTTTTAGCGGATTTTGCCGCCTTATCCATACCCTTAGATGAGCCGCCAGCAGATTTCTCAAGTAGCGCAATTTGAGCATCAACACTCGCCAATTGAGATTTCAGACTCTCAGCACTCTCTCCACTACCACCAGCTGCAGAACCAAGCATTCCAAACGCCTGTGCCGCCATCACCGCACCAGCAGCGATTGCAGACAGTAACGCTATAATTGGGTGGCTCATAAACGCAAACATCGCCGCTCGAGCTAATATGAATCCTTTTTGCAATACAAATAACCCACCAGCAACAAGCGCGAATGTTACGATTCCTGAGCCTGCGACCTGTATAACGCCGCTAAGCTGTGTTAGAAATGGTCCGACAGCTCCTGTTAATCCTCCAACAGCATTCAATACAGTCTCTATTCCTGCACCAACTCCAGCTAAAATTACTCCAATATTACTTGCCCCTAATCCTTGAATAAGATTAGCCATTCCTCGAGTAATAGCAGTCTCCATGTTTGTAAATGAAGTCTGAAGACCGCCAGTAGCTTTTTTCACTGTTGAATCGAGCGATTCAATCCCTCCACCTCCATTGTGGTCTAGTTCTATAAGCTTTTGAGTCAATTGCTCGGCGGATAATTTACCCTCACTACCCATTTCTTTGAGCGCACCCATTGTAACGCCCATCTCTTTCGCTACCGCCTGTAAAACAGGTGTCATGCCTGAGTTCAGTAAGGAGTTAAAAGTTTGAGCCTGAACAGCTCCACGTCCAAAATCCTGTGAGAGCTGAGTTATAGCATTATCCACCATAGCGCTTGTGCCACCATATGCTAGAATGGCGTCGTTTATAGCCTTAAATGCTTGCTCTCCAGCAACCATTGAACCAGAAACAGCTACAAGACGTTGCACGCCTCTTACGGCTTCATCAAGAGATGTAGGTAGCCCTCTGATATCTTCATTTAGCTGCTGCATTGAGCGAGAGACTTGCTCGCCAGATTGTCCCATTGCTTGGAACACGCGAGCGGCGTTATTTAGCGTGTCTACACGCCTTACAGCTGCGCCAATTGAATTTGTAACAAGTCCTATGGCTTTATCTAAAAGCAACATTGAAGCGCCAGCACCCGCGCCTATCGCTAGACCTTTTTCTAAACCAGAACCTTCTTTTTTCAAACCATTGAGCTTTGATTTCATAGAGCCAATATCAGCATCTAGCTTATTCAAAGCTAGTCTGACATCATATGAAATCTCGCCAACGTTACTCATCGAATGCTATCTCCGACCTCTTCTTCAAATCTTTCTCTAATGCACTAAAACCCTCTTTGGAAAACGCACCGGCAGTTGCATAATAAGTTGCTGATTGATTCTTAGCAGTCATTTGATTATGTACAGCGTCTGCGGCATCAATTAGCATCAAAGCCTCGTCTAAAGTAAACGGAACGAGAACCTTCTCAAAACTATCACCATTCTTCTCGAATGATTCAATATACCCACGCTTCACCGCTTCGACAGCACCCCAGCCAAGATATACACCCAGTTTAGCGATAATCCACATCTCAGGTGCGACTTTTGCTCCAGTAGCTTGTCGTGTAGTGCGCTCCTTGTATCGCTGCTCAACACGCGCCTTTTCTTCAGGAGTAAGTAGGTCTTTTAAGTTGACTACTGCCACTATTTACGCCTACTTTCTCGGTTAGAAAAAATGTCATTAAACAAATCCTGAATAGCTAAACTAGACAAGCTACCTAGCATTTCCATTGCTTTTTTAGAATCATCGAAACAGCCAGCATAAATCTTAATCTCTTTTTCTGCAAGCTCTTCACGTTCTGCTAAAAGCTTGTTGCCGCGGTCTACTTTCTCGACAACGCTCTTGTCATCGTCTTTGATTTTTGACCTGTCAATCTTCTGAATTTCTGCCTGTAGTGCCATTAGCTCGTTTATAGCTTTGACAGATAATCGTGTAATCTTATTAATCTCTAGGCTTTCATTTGACCCTAGCGGACGTACTTTTAATACTCCGTACGGTTCACCGAAATCAACCTCTTTATAACCTTGATATTTTGATAGATTTAATTTAATTGTCATATTATTTACCCTTTCATCTTATAATTTTGAGGTTTTATCGTGAGCATAGGGACTTTTCGGGCAGGATGTGGTAATGTGTAAATGTCATACCAATTTAATAAAATAGGATTTGAGAATGAACAGACAAGAAGGGATGTTAGCCAGGGCTAGAGAACTTAAAGCCATGCTTAACGAGGGGATAATTACCAAGGAAGAGTTCGAGCAAGAGAAGAAAAAGTTATTATCTCAGAAAAATACAGTAGACGAGCAAAATAAAGGATCATCAAACATAGAAAATCTAGAACAGGAATTATTACGTAAAAACAGTAAACCAATAGAAAATGTGCTTGCTATAGCGGCAGTATTCTCTATGAGCTACATGAGCTTTTTATTTTGGGAAGGTTACCACAGAAGTATATCGTCTAATTTAGCAGAATCAGGAGCGACAAATGCCTCAGATCCGTCAGCTATAGCGTTTGGAATCGTATTATTATGGTTTATGCACTGGCTTATATTCGTTATGTTTACCACCAATATGGCTCGAAAACGT